GCAGTGAGTAGAGCCGTGGGGAAGCGACATCCGCTGACAATCCCGCTGTTTGCATTGTCTCCATTGAGGAGCACAAACGCTGTAGGTAAGGTTCCCGCTTCCAGGGCCTTGAAGATACAATCTGAAATCTCCAGGTCGCGGAAACTCTGCGTGGCCGCACCCAGTGGTGTCTCCTTGAACGAGGAGTTGGAGAGATTATGGAACTGGCAATGCCGAAAGTAGTTCTGTGTCGTCCCGAAATCGCCGACGCCAAGATCGGTAACGCCGACTAGATCAACACCGTCCGTAGCCCACGAAAACTCCACATCCCAGCAGAGCGTATCGCTGCCATCGCTGTAAGTTCCCGCAGTAACCTCAGTGGGAGTGCCCAAAGTAAATTCGGCGCAAGTGGTTACATTGAGAATCCTACCTGAATAGTATCGGAGCCGTTTACCGCGATTACGTAATCCAAGACTTCCTGCGGTTTCGTCACCTTCGAGCGTGATATTGACGAGAGTGTTGTCTCTACCATTATTTGTTAGACAAGTGACGGCTCCAACACCTTCAATAAAGACATCACCTAATCCACCCATCCCGTAAAGAACTATCTCAGACAGCGTGACAGGGATCGTTACTTCTTCGGTGTAGTCTCCGGGTGCGATAAGAAGGCCATCGCCAGATGACATGTGATCTATACCATCCCCGATAGTCTCAAATGGATAATCAGCAGAGCCGTCGCCGACGCGGGTGGCACCACTGTCAACCATCCAGTAGGTGCCGTTGATGACCGGGACACTCCCACCGACTGTTGGAACACCGCCCACAAAAAGTGGACTGCTGAGATGCGTTGCCATTGTTTACTCCTTTGCCTTAGTCTTAGTCACCTTGGCCGCAGGTTTCGGCTCAACCGCCTTCGGCTCGGTGTAAGGTTTACCCTCGCTATTGTATCGTCTCTTACAGCCGCCCGCAGGACAAGCGAAGTACTTCACAGCCTGGTGCACATGGTCGCAAGTCACACAGGTCTTATCCTCAGTGACGGGTCTAAGTTCTACTCCTCGATGACATGGACTTTCCATTGCCATTAATTGCCTCCTATCATCCTTTGGAAATTGGAGTCAAGTGGATAACCTCAGCCCGTACTACCGTCTATTCCCCGCCAGCTTCCATAACCCTCCGTGTGCCGCTGATACGACGTAAATACAGCGTTCTTCGTCCAGGGATCATCGAACGAGTCGAAGATCGGGTGATCACGCCATAGGAAGTTGAGATCGTGCTGACCCTTGGCTGTGAGCAGGAAGTGGTACGTGTTCGTGGTCAGATAATGCGAGATCATCCACGACAAGTCCTCCTCGACAAGCGCGTTGATCTCGTTGTCGGCGGTGTAGGGCTTGTTAGCTGACCCTAGAACCTCACGGGCGACGAACTTGTTGAGCGGCGCCAAGACCGCTAACGACGGAGCCATCAAGCGCGGGAGCCCTCGCTCATCGGTAAGAGTCTCAAAGCGCCTGATCGCGTTCTGGAGGTACGTCACTCCGAAGCCGATGTCCGGTGAAGGACGGTTGGCTCTGGATGTACCGTCGAGGCCGGTATGTGCGGTGGAACAAAGCGCCTCCGATGCGGTGAAGCCGACGAAGGATGTGCTGAAAGCGTTGTTGAGGATCGACCACGCTTGCACTTCCTGGCGGTTCCGGGCACTGCGAGCAAGTTCGGCGCTGAGTTCGCGCATGACGCCGTAAAGCTCGTCTCGCCACATCTCCCAAGTGACCTCAAAGGCCATACCGTAAGGGACGGCGGTATAAGCCTTTGATCCGCCAAGGATAGGCTGATCGGGCTGGAACTGAGATCCTTCCGGCTTTTCGGGCATTGTGCCGAGGCCGCTGATCTGCCGGTCAGTCACCGGGTTCCACTCCATATCCTGCGTATTGAAGATGAGTGGATATTCGAGCGGCCTTTCCTTGCCGGTCTCTACATAGACATGGCGAAGGTCCGGTGCCACAAGAGCACTAAATTGTCCGCGAGATATAGCCATTGGTTATCCTCCTCGTTAATCGTCGATAGTTATGTGGCGAGCGCCAGCACGTCGCTCAGGAACACGCAATAGACCCGTGCTCTGACTACGGCATTCACGATGTCTGCGTCGCTCTTGGGCGCAATGACCATCACACAATCGGCGGTCGTGTCATTCTCGTCGATGTACCAGTTGCCATCAGTGTCCACTTGACAGGCGTAGTTGACGTACATATTGGTCTCGACGAGTGCGTGATCGGTGTTTGTCTGATCCTCTAAGGTCGCTTCCCACACGTCGCCGGGATAGATCGGCCAGAATCGCACAGTCAGGTTCGACGCGGCGCTTGTGATCGTATCGGCGGCGATGCCGATGATGTCAGCGGTGGGATCAGCAGACGCCTCAACAAGCTCGCCGGACGACCGAATGAGGATCGCCCCCACTTCCCATGCCTGAGAAGTCGCGGCTCGGCCTTGCAAAGTCTCTTTCGGGTGGCGTCCAGGTCCGGGGCGGAAGCCCCATGCGTTTGATTCGAGTACTCCTACAGCCATGTTTACCTCCTATTAGATAGAGGACTAAGTTTAGTTCGACGATTAATCTATTGACCCGGCGCAGGCATTCCAGGCACCCTACCCTTACGAATCCAATCATCCTGCATCTTCTCTGCCGTGCCTTTTGCTGATGCCCGACGTTCCATGATCTTCAATGTCCGATCATCCATGTTCTCAGGTGTCTTGACGCTCACACCAAGATCCGCATACTTCTCACCAAGGCCAACCAAGTTTGCGTCAATGGACTTCATGTGACGGTCGGCGTTGGCTTTGCGCCTGCGGACGATCCCTTTAAAGATGTCTTTACGAACGCGCATCAGGATCACATCGCCTAGACGCCGGGTAGTATCCGCGCCAATGCCTTTAAGCTCGACGGATTCCTCCATATCACCCTGAACGACTTCCCACCCTTCGGCGAGTTTCAACTTCACAAATAGACCGTGTGAGCCGGACTGAACCCAACAATAGACATAGGCGGGGTCGGCGTTGGACACTTCAAGCTCGTTACATGCGTCAAGCAGGTATTGAAGTTCACGGTCCTTTTTGAGTGCTTTGGGGTTGATGGCATAGCGTTCGGCTTGGTTCGATTGAGTCTCAGCAGCTTCGGCGAGTTCGTCGTCGCGGTGAGCTAACTCCTCGGTGCGGGCATTACCGGCTGGAGGAAGTTCCACTGGTTGCAGCGATTCCTGCCCACGCTTGATTATCTTAGCCATTAGCGTTCGAAACCTCCTCTTTTATCCAAACAGAATACTCAGCCCATGTATTGTATTTACCGCGACTTATACGCTGTGCATGCTGGTCAGGTGTGCGCCCGATGCTCACGAGCGCGTCTGCGGCTTCCTTACCTAGAAGCTCCTCGACGGTCGGAATCTCGCTCTCCTTAGTGCCTTTGCCACGTCCGTTAACGCCGGTCGTGTCAGTCGCGGCGTCTGGATCGGCGGCTTCGCGGAGGATCTTTTCCTTCTCCTCTTTTAGAATCTCAGGTAAATGTTGACCGACGATGGCATTATGAGCGACGACATAGACTTGCTTGTTCACGCGCAGATGAGCAGGGAGAGTCGCAACGTAGGCGTCGATCTCTTTTTTGAACTTTGAATAATAGGGCATGTCGGCGACTGCGGTATCCCTGGAGAGGTCCGAAATCGCGGTGAGACCGATGGATTCAAGTTCTTGGACACGCTTACCGAACGCGCCCTCCATCTTTTTCAGGCGGGCGTCCATCGCCTTAACAAACAAGTTTGCGCCTTTACCATCGGCTAAGGCTTGTTCAAGTTCGGCGGTGGTAACGTCCTCGATCACAGGTTCGGCGGGGGCTATGGGAGCATCCCTGCGAGATCCTAAGTTGGCGAGGATCGCGTTGAAGTTCTCTTGAAAGGTTACGAATTGGCCGTTGATGGTTGCCTGAAATTGACGGAACTCATCAGCCGGGACGAACGTGGGAACTGGTGGATCAGGCGTAACAGGCGATTCTGCTACCGTGCCCGCGCCTTTGTTTTTGTCCGTTGCTTTCGGTGGCATGTGATAATCTCCTTTTAAGTAACCTAAGACGAAAAAAGGCCGCTTCCGCCGTGACACGGAAACGGCCCCCTATCGCTCAACCGCAGATCAGGATGTACAGTCCTGCTGCTTACTGTTGGTTGATTGTCCTTCTATGCTCCTCTTGTTGACGAGTCTCCCTGTCTGACATTCTACACAATGCTAGAATGTTGTCAAGTGCTATTTCTTGGGCCTGGAGTTTCAAGGTGTCGTCCCAGGATTTAGCCTTGCCATAGCTGTTATGGATTTTCGCCTTTTCCTCGGCTAGCCATTCGAGAAATGATGAGTAGGCTTCACTGGTATGCTTGATGTGCTCTAGCCAAAACGGTTCTTTGGGCATCGTCGTTGCTACCTTGCTACCTTCTATCCGGTCCCGGTTGGTGGGAAAGGTTGTCCAAATTGGCTCGCCTTTCCAAGCAGATCGGTTAGGCCAGCCAGCCCCTCTTGACCGACGCCTTCGATCTTGTCCAGTTCGGTGTTGACATCCACGATAAAAGCCTCGGGGTCACGGATTTGGTCGAATGTCCTGATTGTGCGCTCAATGATCTCACCGGCGCTGTTAGCGATTTTACGGGCCACATCGCGCACCGGCTCAGGCGTCTGCGGGTTCGCGGCGATAGCGACAAGCTCAAGGGTACGCTGGTAATAGGTCGCAAGAAGGTTGACCAGGATAATCGCGTTTTGGCGGTCAGCATCGCGGTTGACTGAGGCGATGGAGACAGTCAATTCGACTTTGTAGTTTTCGTCAAACTTTTCGTCCTTTAAGGTGTCAATGACAAAGCGGCCCTCTTCACTGCCCATAAGTTCAGTAATATGGATTTCAGTTTTCCTGTCACCCATAAGTAGACGTTCCTGATAACGATAGAGACACTGAATGACCGCTCCACCAGTCGCTATTTTGAAGGCGTCGAATGCGGGCGTGAAGCGGCGGTTGACCTGTTGAAGCACGGACAGCGTTGCGATACCTGACGTATGAGACGGCATCACGGAGGAAGGCTTAGATAGCTCTCCGGTGCCGACGCGGCGCTCGGCAAGGGCGGTCGTGATGGCTTGGGCCTGTGGAGATGACGGATAGACATCAGACATCGCCTCAGCTTGAAGGTTTTCTACACTACCCTGAACAAACTGAATCTTTCCAGGCCAGATTTTTGTCGTCTCAGACACGGCTCCATCAAGGGCACGATAGAACCGACAATTAGCCAAAAGCATATTAAGCGTCCGTGAGTTGTGGATCTCGGTTGCTTCCTCTTGGTATGGCTTAATCATCTCCATCACGCCGAGGCCATAGAATAAGTGCGCCCGAAGTTGATAACGACAGATTTCGATAGGCCGAGTGTCGAATGGATTATAGCCGTAGTAAAGGATCGACCTGGATGTACGGTCGAATACGACGAGCAAATCTTCGTCTATGCCATCACCGTCGATGTCGAAGTTGATAAAGATGTCGATGATCTCATAGATGTCCGACATCCGGCGCGAGTTCGTGGTAGTGCGCCCAAGCGTTTCACGGCGGGAGCGTACCCAATCCTTGTTACCAGCGGGCTTTATACCGGCGATGTCCCACTTGCTTTTGTTCCTCTCAGCACGTTTAGCGATGCCGCTTTTCGTGGGCCATGTCCTAATACCGATCCATGAGAGCGTTTGAGGATCATCATAAGAACCGCCTGGGACGATGACATCCTCTATTGGAACCGAGAATACATAAGGGCCACGGCGAGTGACTTTGCTTGATTTGGTTTTTTTAACGCGCTCAACCCAAGGAATATAATAGGCTCCAGTGCCAAGTTGAACATCATCAAGCGCGGTATTTTCGCTGGCAGGGCGAATCTTTGCCTCTTGGGTAGCGACAATGTTGGTGAACCGCTGCATCGCTTTGGCGTGTTCTATGAAGTCCTTGTTAGTCGCATTGACTGTAATGAGCGGTGACGTGGTGTAGATCAAGTCGATCATCTGCGCGTAGATCGAATCACATGCGATGGCTCCGAGCGTGATTTCGATATTAGGCGCGTTCTCTATAGGGAAGTTACGGACAGGATTCTTGGGCACACCCTCATATTGGCGCAGGAGATCCCGATGCTCCTGGTCAAGCGTTGAACGAGATGAGAAGGCATCCTCAACCTCCTCGGTTAGGTACTGTTTGAGCGCGTTTAGGCGCTCCTCGGAGGCTACTAGCTTCTCGCGTTTTGGAAGTTGTGAGATGAGACGCATCTATCCCCCTAGCATTGAGATTTTATAGTTTGCAACCGCGCCTGTTCTGTTTTCGATGATGAGATTCGAGCCGGAAAAATAGAGGTTCGTGGAACTTGCTGTTGCAGCCGTGACGCTGCATGTCGTGTCAGGGTCGGACAGTTCGGCAACTGCGCCAGTCGAGACAAAAAACAAGCACCCCTTCTCGTCGTTGGCATTGATTACGTTAATCGCTCCTAAAAAATTTGATTTGTCACCGATAGTAACCGTGGCGGTATCAGCTACAGAGCCGGTGAGACCACCTTGCAACGTAGTAACACTGAGAGCAGTTCCTTTGAACGCCAGAACCGGACGTTCCGTTCCATTGTGATCCAGGATGCGATAGTCGCTGTTATTAGCTACGACAGGCTGGCCCCACTTTTGGAAGCCCGTAAAGGAAGCTCCACCTGACCGAGGGCAATTTATAAAAGATGAAAGTGTGCCATTATCCACGACATTAGATCCGGCTCCACCTTGCACTAACAGGCGAGCATGAAGACAAGTAAATCGAGATCCACCCGTATCAATCCGCAGCCGGTCTATCTGGCCGCCGAGCATAAGATTAAGGAACGTATCGGTTAATGCCGGATCGCTGGCAAAAATATAAGCGCCAGTCGCGTTGGAGGTATTTTCGACTAGGACGTTGGACGTGCCGTTACCGAAATACGCCGCGACTTCCCCCCAGGCATTGCCGCCTGAGCCGACACCTGGGGTATCCTCAAAATACGGACTCATTATCCTAACTCCGGCCATCGCAGCACCGGAGATAAAACCACCGCCCCCGATCTGGTAGCCGTCTGTGGCGATTGGCGTGGTGGTAGTGTCCCAAGGAGTAACGAGAGTCAATACAGTCGCGGTGTTCGATGAGATAAAGCGGACCTGGCCCTGTCCGGTGCCTGACGTGATGGAGACAAGCGCGCCGCGATACTTGTTTACCACCCAGGTTTGTCCAGTGTCAGTCAGCGATGAGGCCCCTATCGCCGTGGCTGTGCCTAATTCGGCGGCTACGGGAGCATAAAGGGCTTGACACAAAGGCGCATCGAAAATAACCTGTTGCGTCGTGCTGCCTATCCCTTGCGTGCCGGAGTTTACGCACGAGCGCCCACTGGTAACGAACAGATTTCTATAGACAGTTACATCCTCGCCGCCGGACTCAAACTGAACGCCGTCCTTGTCGCTTAAATTTGCCGAAGTAACGCTGGAAACAAACCCACTAGGCCAGATGCGGACATTGTTAGCGTGGAAAATGATCGTCGTTTTGCGGTGAGAGATCCCGTGGCCGAACGGCGTCAGAATCAAATTATCGAGATAGGTGTCTACGGCGTTGGTTAGCTCGATGGCGTTGGACGTATTGTTGATTAAGTGGGTACTATCACGTCCATTGTCGATCCACATGTTCGCGATGCGCGAGCCGTTTGCGAGAGTCTGGCTGCTTGTAGGATCGTTGATTGCAAAGACCGGCTTATGCCAACGCATCGTCACGCCCGCTAAAGTCGCCCCACGATATGTGCCGCTGAAGCCGCCCGCAAGGAGGGTCAGCGAGGTCGTGCTTGCGACTCCGGTGACAACGTAGAACTCCGTGTCCGAGCCAAACCGAACAGTCGCGCCGATAAGATCGGCTGTAAATGAAGTTCCAGAGCCGGTGACTGTGGCACTTCCGTTTGTCACCGTCACTGTGCCGGTCTGCGCCGCGCCGAGGATGCGATTGATGATACGAGTGCCGATGCCTGCGCCAGTGATGTCAACCGTGCGTAGAGTAGTCGGACTCGGTAAAAGGGTGTCTGAGATGACGTAGGAGCCTGCGGGGATGAAAACTAGCTTAGGCTGGAGACCGTTCTGCGCTGCCGCGATACAAGCCCGAAGCGCGGTCGTATCGTCGGTTGTGCCGTCGCCCGTTGCGCCGAACTCTTTACAGTTGATGACTTCGCCAGACAACCCAAACCACTGACTCCCCTGGTCCATCCAGACACCGCGTTCGTTATCTGTCACGCGGGCGAGACGGCCAGCCGTTGCGGCGGCGGGAAGGCTGGCTTTGCGCGAGAAGGCGATTGCAGCCAAAAGCGTGGCTTCAAGCGCTATTATTATAATTAAGGCGAAGTCCGGATTGTGGATGCCGAAGAAAACCATGCTCCACGCGACGTTCAAAGCAAGCTGCGCCAGGAAAGCCGCATAAGCAACAGTCTTTTCTTCGCTTTGCACCTCGGAAATCAAGTAGAGCGACATTGCCATCAGCGCGTAAAGCAAAATCCAGGCTGGCGCGAAAACCCAGTTTGGCGGCGTGAACGAAGGCTTAGCCAGCGCGTCGTACCACCCGCTTTCCATTGCAGGAGTGATGTAAAGGGAACCGGCTGCTGCTGCCGCAAAGCAAACTGCAAAGCAAGCGGCAAGTTTAGCCAAGCGTATTCTCATGAATCCGTTAAGCATCCCTGGAATAAAAAAGAAGGCGCAACAGAGTGAAAGGCTAGTTGTTGAATACGATTCTATC